AGAACAACTTGAGATAGAAATCGTAAACCCTGATATGGTCACGTTAGACGATGGTAGTATGGAGGTGACCATCGTACCCGATGCGGAAGGTGTCAGCACAGGGGCATTTGACGAGAATATAGCTGAAAATATGGAAGAAGATCAGTTAGCTGCTGTGGCTGATGAGTTGTTAGGTAATATTGATTCTGATCTGGAAAGCCGTAAAGAATGGGCAGATACCTTTGTCCGTGGTCTGGACGTGTTGGGTTTCAAGTATGAAGAACGTAGCGAACCCTGGGAAGGAGCTTGTGGTGTGTACTCTAACGTGTTAGCAGAAGCAGCTATACGCTTCCAGGCAGAAACAATGGGTGAGACGTTTCCTGCACAGGGACCTGTAAAAACAAAGATACTGGGTGAAGAGACCCGTGAGAAGCTAGAAGCCGCTAATCGTGTGAAAGCAGACATGAACTACCAGCTGACAGAGAACATGGTAGAGTATAGATCAGAGCATGAGCGTCTGTTATATAACCTTGGTCTGGCAGGGTCTGGGTTCAAGAAAGTATACTATGATCCTAATCTAGGACGGCAAGTTGCTGTGTTCGTACCTGCAGAAGATGTAATCGTGCCTTACGGGGCATCACACATAGAAACAGCAGAGCGTGTGACACATGTCATGCGAAAGACAAAAAACGAGTTGAAGAAGCTACAGGCTAGTGGGTTCTACGTAGATGTGGATCTTGGTGAGCCACAGGCATACCACAGTGATATAGAGGAACGTAAAGCAGAAGAGGGTGGGTATTCTCTTACAAACGACAACCGCTACAGTATATACGAGGTACACGCAGATATAATTATAGATGGTGTTGATGATTCAGACGAGGGCATAGCCAAGCCATATATAGTATCTATAGAGCGTGGGTCATATAAAGTGTTAGCTATACGAAGAAACTGGAACCCAGACGACAGTTTAATGTTGAAAAGACAGCACTTTGTGCATTATGTATATACTCCAGGCTTTGGGTTCTACGGTCTTGGATTGATACATATCATAGGTGGCTATGCACAGGCAGGGACATCTATCATACGTCAGCTTGTAGATGCAGGTACTTTGGCAAACCTCCCAGGGGGGTTGAAGTCAAGAGGTTTGCGTATCAAGGGGGACGATACACCGATAGAACCTGGGTCTTTTAGAGATGTGGACGTACCATCGGGCAGTATACGTGACAACATCATGCCACTGCCATACAAAGAACCAAGTCAAGTATTATTAGCGTTATTAAAAGATATAACCGCTGAAGGGCGTAGATTAGGGGCTGTAAGCGATATGAACATATCGGACATGTCTGCTAATGCTCCTGTGGGTACAACCCTTGCCCTGTTAGAGAGAACACTCAAGCCTATGGCAGCTGTACAAGCACGTGTGCATTATGCCATGAAGCAAGAGTTTAAGATGTTGAAGATGCTCATGGCAGAATATGCGACTGCCGAGTATACGTATGTGCCGACTAGAGGTGACGTATCAGCTAAACAATCAGACTATATGATGATTGATGTCATCCCTGTATCAGACCCAAACAGCTCTACGATGGCGCAACGTGTGGTGCAGTATCAAGCTGTCCTCCAAATGTCACAGACTGCACCACAGATATATGACCTGCCTCAGTTACATAGGCAGATGATAGAAGTTCTTGGAGTGAAGAATGCAGAGAAACTTGTACCAACTAAAGACGATCTCAAGCCTGTTGATCCTGTGAGTGAGAACATGGCGGTATTACAGGGTAAGCCTATGAAAGCGTTTATATACCAAGACCACGATGCACATATTGCTACACACATGGCGTTTATGCAAGATCCTGTCATAGCGCAGATGATAGGACAGAACCCGCAGGCTAAACAGATCATGGCAGGACTACAAGCGCATATAGCTGAACATCTTGGGTATAAGTATAGAAAAGATATAGAGGCGAAGCTTGGGGTAGAACTACCACTTCCAAATGAGCAACTACCTGAAGAAATAGAAGTTAACTTGTCCAGAGTCGTTGCTGATGCCGCTAAACAGCTCACACAACAGAATGTGCAGCAAGCAGCGCAACAGGCAGCACAGCAGAAAGCACAAGACCCAGTAGTACAGATGCAGCAAGCTGAACTTCAGATAAAGGCGCAAGAGGTGCAACGTAAGGCTGAGAAGGATAAAGCTGATATAGCTCTACAACAGGCTGAACAAGAGAGAAAAGCAAGAAAAGATGAATCAGATGTCATTCTTGAAACAGCTAGATTACAACGAGGTAATTAGTGGCTAAAACAGTATTCGACGTTCTAGTGAGTAAAATCGAGGCAGATATAGCCTCTGCACAGGATTTCCTTGAAGCAGGGTCAGCAAAAGACTATGCAGGTTACAAGGAAGTTGTTGGACTGATCCGAGGTCTAAAGTCCAGCATAACACATATTCAAGACCTTGCGAAACAACAACTGGAAGGTGACGATGACTGAAGCAGTACAACTGACGGATGACGAACTAGAACAACAATTACCACGACCTGTAGGGTATAGAGTGCTTATAGCTTTACCTGAGATAGAAAAGACGTATGGAAATACTAGCGTCTTGAAAACAGATAAAGAGATACATCACGACTATATTATGTCTATAATGGGACTCGTTGTAGATATGGGCAAAGATGCTTATGGAGACAAAGAGCGTTTCCCTGATGGCGCATGGTGCAAAGAAGGTGATTTTGTAATGTTCCGAGCGAACAGCGGAACACGATTTAAGGTGGCTGGAAAAGAGTATCGTTTATTAAATGATGACTCTATAGAGGCTGTAGTAGCAGATCCTCGTGGTATCACGAGAGCATAAGAGGTAGAAAATGGCATTTGAAAAAGTAGAATATAAGTTTCCTGATCCTGATGATACAGCGAACCAAAACATAGAGATAGAAGACTCTAGTGCTATAGAGGTTGATCTATCAGGCAAAAATGAGGAGAAAGATGAACCAAAAGCTAACGGAGCAGATGATAAAGGAATCAAGAAAGCTACGCCTAAAGATGAGCTTGAAGTCGAAGTTGTTGATGACACACCGAAAGCTGACAGGAATCGTAAGCCTTCTGAGCCACCCGAAGAGGTCACTGACGAGGAGCTTGAGGATTATTCTGAGAAAGTTAGAAAGCGTATACAGCATTTTAGTAAAGGCTATCACGATGAAAGGCGAGCAAAAGAAGCAGCCTTAAGAGAGCGTGACGAGTTAGAAAGGTTTGTAAAATCTATACAAGATGAGAATACCAAGCTAAAAGGCAGCGTTAATAAGAACCAAACAGCTCTCGTTGAACAAGCTAAGAAGACAGCAGAAGTTGAACTTGCACAGGCTAAAAAAGCATACAAAGATGCGTATGAAGCTGGGGATGCAGACGCTATTCTTGCTGCACAGGAAAGCTTAACAGGTGCAAAGATTAAGTCTGATAAGTTAAACAACGTAAAGATTCCTGCTTTACAGGAAGAATCAGATGAGGTAAAAACTAAAGAGAAGCCTGAAAAAGCCCCCGTAGTAGATAAACGGGCGCAAGACTGGGCTTCAAAGAACACTTGGTTCGGTACAGACGATGAGATGACAAGTCTGGCACTGGGCTTGCACAACAAACTTGCCAAGCAAGGAGTTGATTTGCAGAGTGACGAATACTACGAGGCTATTGATTCTCGTATGCGGCAGCTCTTCCCAGATAAGTTCGAAGAAGAGATTGCAGAGACCGAAGAGGCTGAAAAGCCTAAAAAACAGGCTAATGTGGTTGCACCCGCAACGCGGAGCGTAGCACCTAAAAAGGTAAAGCTAACGCAAACACAAGTCGCCATCGCGAAAAGATTAGGAGTACCTATCGAATTATACGCCCAAAAGGTTGCAGAAGAAATGAGGAAAGAATAATGGCTGAAAACAGAATCAACAGAGAACTTGAAACTCGTGAGAAGACAGTACAAAAGAAGGCTTGGCAGCGACCCGAAACGTTACCTTCGCCCACGCCAGAGCCAGGGTATACGTACCGTTGGATACGAACAAGCACTCAAGGTCAAGTCGATGCTACTAACGTTTCCTCAAAATTACGTGAAG